CCGGTGACGCCTCGCCAAGGCCAAAGGTCTGAGCCGATGCAGTTGTGCAAATCAGGCAAAGCAAAATTGATAATGTTTTCATGGTCAAAGTCCGTAAGTGAATGCGTCATCATTGCCCGGATCAGGTTTGCCGACCGGTGCCGTGATGCCTTGAATTTTTAAAATCGCTTCCTCGCTCGACTCGATGTTTTGGCGAAGTGCGGCAATCGCTAAAGCCTTAATCACGTTTGGGTCAGGCTCGTCACCGTCCGCTGGTGGCTCGATGTCGTCTTCTCCTGCCCAGATTGGCAGCGTCGTGATGTCTCGCTGAGCAAAGAAACCCGGCTCTACAATCGGATCGTCATTGCCACGGATCTCCGGCAAGTCGTAATCATGTTCGACTAGCTCGATCATGTCTGGCACTCGTGCCTCACCGGCAACCGTGCAGTTCTTTGCCTGACGATAAATCTCGCTCGTCATCTGTCCGGCTCCGTCGCGACCGATCGACCATGTGATTAGTCCAAATTGCAAATCATCAACATCGGACCACACGCCCGACCCTGATTGACCGCCAATCGCATTCGGCTGCCACAGCCAGCGTGCGTCGGTCGTAGATAAATCAACCGTCCGAATATCACTCCCGGGAAACGGTTGGCAACGTGGGAAGCCTTTGGTGTAGTGGCTGCCGGTCGGTCGGTTCTTCGAGAGCTTTACCGGTGTCACTCGGTCGTAATCTTCGAGCGTCTCCAAGACTGCCCAGTCGGTCCACGTCCGATCTGAGTAAGCTGCCATGATTACTTTGGCGTCGATCTTGTCGCCGGTCGATTCGATCTCGACTTTGACAACGCGGCCAACCCGACTGCCTGCGACGTGAGCGTTGGTCAGGATCAGGCTCTTGCCGTTTCGTAATCCGACGACCGAACCGGAACCGCAAGAGTTCTGATTCAAGATCCGGCAAATTACTTTTGTGCTTGGTCCAGTTGCGGTCATGCGACACCTCGCATAACCAAACCGGTCGCAGCAAACATGTCAAGCAATTGCAAGATAAACGGCAAGAGCTTTTCGAGGAACGCAGACAACCCAGCCCAGTCAATCGACGCTCGATCAACCTTGCCATCCGCAGTCATCGGCACCGGATCATCACCACCGGCAAACGCCATCTGCGTCACCGCTAAATCCTCAGCACGCTTCTGAAACGCTGGACTTAGCATCGCGATGCGAACCTTGAGAGCTTGCCGTGCCGACATCTCGCCCTTCTTGCGAGCAGTCTTCACAGCGTCAACCAACGCAACCTGAAACGCCGTCTTGGCCGGCAGCTTCATCTCCACTGCTGGCGGATCAACCACCTCGACTTGTGCGGTTGACGTCCCGGCGAAACAAATCACCAACGCCAACGCTAATACGATCGAACGCATAATCACCTCTTTGGTTTGTGGTCTTCTGAGGATTTATCACCGTCACGGGCGGCAATTAAAGCAGTCATCGCAAAGAAAGCCATGACGACAAGATTCCAATCCGGCTGGGTCAATTCACTTTCGTCAAGCAAATTCACCAAGTTGGCGACAAGTGCCTCAATAAACAAAAGGACTCCAACCAGCGTCGTTTTCCAGGACACCGCAGCGGTTCGCAATATGGACATTATCCATTCTCCTGATACGATTGCAAAAAGCAAAAGAGATTTGATCACCCCCCTTCACAATAAAATTGTGGCTTTGGGTGCATTTTATAGCTCTGCGGTAATTAAGCAATGAAACAAACATTGCACAAAAAAAGGCCGGCTGGCGTCAACCAACCGGCCTCAATGGAAAGGATATTGCTTTTTCAGGGCAGATCGCCGCAACACCGCACCCATAGGCCGAATACTCGGCCGCCCTCTAGCCCCGCTCAGGCTGTCTCGCGTTTTTATTATAGCGAGAATTAAGTTTTAACTTAGAGGTTTTTCAAAATGCCCAGAAAACTTTCGAGTGCGGCAAAGGAACTGAACGGGTCATATAAAAAAGATCCTCAGCGACGCAACAAGCACGAGCCGAAATCGACCAAAGGTAAGCCGAGAATTACCAAACTTGCCGGACAAACTAAAATCGGCCGGGCATTTTGGAAAGCCACCTGCGAACTACTTGATGAGTTGGGTGTACTCGTCCTGGCAGACGTGCAAATTCTGGAGTCCTATGTACTCAACGAGGTGCATTTACAGGATTCGATGCAATCCATTAAAGACCTGGGGCAGATGGTTGAATCCCGCGACGGATCACCCAAGACCAACCCGGCCTGCATTGAATTCCATAAATGTATGGATCGTCGCGTTAAGTTGATGAATGAGCTGGGACTGACCCCGATCGCCCGCCAGCGATTGGTCGCCGTCAAGCCCGAGGAAGATCCATTCGCCGACTATATGGCGATGAGGGGTTCGTTGAATAACTAATATGATTCGATCATTGACCGCCAAGTCGAAAGTCGAAACGTATTGTCACGAGGTGACCAGCGGAGCCATACCGGTATGCAAGGTGGTCAAACAGGCGGTCAATAAATACCTGGACGAAATCGAAAGGATCGGCGATGCAGATTGGCCTTTTCATTTTGAGCCTGACAGTGCCGAGCTGGCCTGTGCTTTTTTTCCGATGCTATTGCGTCATTCGGTCGGTCAATGGGCGGGCCAGCCGTTTGAGCTTTCGCCGTGGCAGGCGTTCATTGTCTGGAACATTTTCGGCTGGAAACGGAAGGACGGCACCCGGCGATTCAGACGGGTATTTCTCAGCGTGGCTCGTAAAAACGGAAAAAGTACATTCTGCGCCGGACTGGCAATCCAGCTTGCCGCGGCGGACGACGAGCCAGGAGCCCAGATATTCATCGGAGCCACTAAGCTAGACCAGGCCCGGATCATTCATCAAGAATCCGAAAGGATGATGCGAAAATCCCCCCATTTATTCAAGCACTCTACGATCCATAAGGATAACATCGCATTCTCGGCAACCAATTCATTTGTCCGTCCGCTGGGGAGCGACAAACCATTCGACGGGCTCAACCCACACGGGGCGTTCTTTGATGAGCTGCACGCCTGGCGAGAGCATCACCGCAGTTTCTTTGACACAATGGTTACCGGGTCGGGATCGAGGACACAGCCCTTGCAAGTGATCATCACCACGGCCGGCGACGAAAAAAGCCAGATATACCATGAGGAGGCCAACTATTCCCGGGGCGTGGTTTCCGGGGACATCATTGACCCCAGCCTATTTGCTTTGATTTACGAACTGGACCAGGACGACGAACCATTCAACGCAGATTTCGACCCGGGTATTTTGATGAAGTCCAATCCGGGATACGGGGTCAGCGTCATGCCGGAATATTTGAATCAGCAATTGACCGAGGCCAGGAATAAACCACAGGCTAAAAATCGCTTTGTGCGATACCACGGCAACCGCTGTGTTTCCTCCGTCGAGGATTCGATCAGCGCTGAGTTGTGGGATTCGATCAGCGGTCAGCTATCAGACTGGCGGAAGGCCGACGGCGTGGCGGCCGGCGTGGATATTGGTGGACGTGACGACCTGGCGGCCTATGCACTGACGGCAAAGTTCAAGATCGGGCAGGATTCCGAAGACCGCCCACTATATCGAGAGGAAACCAAGTCCACCTGTTTCATCGCCGAGGATACTAAACGGGATCTGACCGCCGAGCCATTCCGCACATGGATTGAGCAGGGAAAACTGATCGTCTCAAAGTTTGTGATCACCGAATTAAAAGAGCGTTTGATCGAAGATTGCCAGGCATTCGGGGCCGAGTTCGTAGCCTACGACCCTTACCAGGCGACCCAGTTGGCGGAGGAATTGGAATTAGAGGGATTGCGGCCGATTAAAATGCCGCAGAATCATGGCCATTTCAATGAGACGATCGCCGAATATCACCAACAGGTCACCGAGGGTTTATTTAAACCTGATGTCAATGACACGCTATTGCGTTGGTGCGCGTTGAATATGTCAATCAATCGCGATCGACGTGATAGAATGATGCCAGATAAAAAAGCCAGCAAAGAAAAGATCGACGCGGCGGTGGCGATGCTAATGAGCAAACGAGCCGTCAAATTAACCTTACCACCGATGGTCGGTTCACTTGTATTGTGAGAATTGATGGAGCTTAATCTTACTAACTTTCGAAATCCGGCCCAATGGCTTCAGGATTTATTCGCCGGCAAGACCGAAAACAAGGTCCGAGTCACGGCGACCAGCCCGCTGAAGACGGCTCCATTTTGGTATGGACTGAATCGGATCAGTGGCAACGTCGGCACATTACCGCTGGACGTGATTGACCACCGTGGCGGCACCCGGGAAAAGGCCAAGGACCACTGGGCATACCGTTTATTACGCAAGCGACCCAATGCCTATCAGACGCCGATTGTGTTTAAGCAGACCGAGACGGCCAAGGCGTTGCTGTGGGGAAACAGTCGGTCATATATCCACCGGGCCGGGATGCAATCGGAATTGATCCCACTGCGTCCCGATGCAACCATTACCGCGATGGTCGATGG